TAAATATAACATTGCTATCTAGAATATTCAATATTATCAATGTTGCCATTATCAAATATTGAATGAGTGTTAATTATTAAATAGTAATAGTTAATTCGTAAGAATTGCATTGCTGCATCTAGATAATGTAAAGTTTGCTATCTTCAGGTTGATTTTAATATAATTTAAAAATGTTAATCGCTGTAAGAAGATAAAATAGTCCAGTGGAGAATTGAACTCCATCATTCGCTGTATAAGAACAAAGTCGGGAACCACCCGCAAGACTTGAAGGTGCTATCTGGGATATTCAAATGATTAATGTTGCCATTAAAAATTTTGAATGAGTGTTTAATTATTAAATAGTAATAGTTAATTCATGAGAATTGCATTGCTGCATCCAGATAATGTTAAGGTTAATAAATACCAACCAAAACTTTGGTTAAAATTTATTCGTGAGAATGTAATAGCGGTAAAAGGATTCGAACCAATGACCTCCGGGTTATGGGCCCGGCGCGCTACCTCTGCGCTATACCGCTATGTTATATAAATATAACATTGCTATCTAGAATATTCAATATTATCAATGTTGCCATTATCAAATATTGAATGAGTGTTAATTATTAAATAGTAATAGTTAATTCATAAGAATTGCATTGCTGCATCTAGATAAGGTTGTTTTTAATTAAAATTTATTTGCGGTAAAAGGATTTGAACCGCCATGTTATATAAATATAACATGTGCTATCTGGGATATCCAATATTATCAATGTTGCCATTATCAAATATTGAATGAGTGTTAATTATTATATATTAATAGTTAATTCGTAAGAATTGCATTGCTGCATCCAGATGATATCTTTCCCCCCAAGGTAAGGTACTAGATATATCTCTAGTATATAACATAATAGAGCCCAAGGTTTCCCCCAGGAATATTAGCTACATAATAGAGCTAATATATAATACAATAGCTTTTAATGTGTCTAATTTTCAATTTTTTTAATTATTACTAGACTACGAAATATGTCATAATTATAATGGTAAAATCTTATGAACTTGTATTCAAACTTTACTTGTACTATAAGTGAAAACATCCACAACATGTTATTGGGATAATATCCGGACTAGAATCATATATTGGTTCAATATAACTTTTATCATCTATGGTTGTCCAAATTTCCCAGTGTGATCCCCAATCAGCATATGTATAATTACAATAACCATTATTTCCCCAGTCAGGACCCCAACTATTTCTAATAATAAATCCTTCTTCATTATATCCAACAACTGTCATAGCATGTCCGCCTTGGCTTTTGTCACCATTTATAGGTTTCCACATAGTAATAGTATGATTATATACTGGAAAAGAAATATAACAAGGACCATTGATATATAATGCTTTTTTTAAACCTTCTATTGTGTTGATTTGAGCATAAGATTTGATTTTATATTGAGTAGCCTCTTCTTTTATATTTACAGATATATCTTGTGGAGATTCAATAGTATGATACGGATAAGCGTCTTCAGAACATGAACCTAAATTAGATAAGATTCTCATAACATCTCTTCCATACATCCCTTCAGAATCTTGATTGGTTCTATTATTATAAATAAATTGAGGTGACATATACTTATTAAATTCAACATCATAATATTCTTGCCATTCTTTCATACACGCAGCTGCTTGTGCAGCACAAGAACCTTGATTTCCTTGATTTCTAATTGGTTGAAGTTTATTTCTGTGGTCAACTGTATTAGGTAGTTGATATCCGACTAGATAAATAGATTCTGCAACCCAATCACGACTATCGTATGGAGAGGGCGTAGCAACGTTATTAATGGAATATTTTTTAATATAATTTTCCATATTATAAAAGTTAATATTAATTTTTAAATTAGGTAGAACTAATATTCTATTGTGTCTTTTTTACCATTATCGTTTATATATTCTCTTGTTTTGTAAACTACATTTCCATATTTATCATATTCACTTTTATTTAAAGTGCTTCGTGAATAAAAATAACTTTTAGAAGGTTGGTTGTTCATAATTGATAAAGAACCAAGTAATTTTAATCCAAGATTATCAAAGATTGTATCATTATGATTATCATTATTTATTATTTTATATTGTGAGTCTAGTTTATCATTATTTATTATTTTATATTGAGAATCTAAATTATTATCTAGATAATCATCTAAACTTTTTCGATTATGATAATCATTTAGAAACTTGTATGATTCATATACTTTCATACTTAATTTTATTTTTTCGGATTTACTAATATCACTTTTTTTAATTATTTGTAATAATTCCCTTGTCTTATTTTTAATATCTTTATTGGTAGATATCCTTGGTATTTGTAAAACTTTATAATAATTTTTCATTAACTTAAAGTATATATTTTTTCTATTGAAACTAATAAATTTCTAATATATTATAATGGTATATCATGAATTAAGGACACAAAGTATTTTAAATAAAAACTATAATCAAAATGTTAATCAAAAACTATTAATAGAGTCTTTAAAAGTGTGTAGTATAAATTCTTGTTTTTCTACATTTCCGTATATTAATCATGGTCTAAGTTCCAAAGAGTCAATAAAAAACTTTAACTCTGGCAATTGTATTGGATTATCTTTGTATATAAAAGATTATCTTAGTAGTAATTTCCAAATTGAAAGTTTTTTAATACCCGCAACTATACCAAAGAAATATTCCCAACCAGATTATCTAGAAATTTCACATGTAGCACTTGCTATTCCAAAGAATAACAATAAAATATATATTATCGATCCCGCTTTCTACTTTATTAATCCAATAAAAGTTAGATTAAATAAGAATAAGAATCAAATTATTTATTCAAAGAATGTTTATGAGGATGAAGATAATATAAATAATAATCCAAAGAATTATTCTAGTATAGATAAGATTATGACAACTAATAAAATATCTGAATCAGAAACAATACTAAACAAATATCAGAAAATACCTGAAAAAACTATTTATTCCGAATGTTGTTTTCTAAATGATATAGAAGACAAATGGAAATACTATCTAATTGAAATATTAAATCCAGATGAAGCTATATCTAATTTTTTTATAAATATATTATATAGACCATTTATTGTTACAACAATATTAGATACAAATAATATAGTTAGTAAAGAATATTATATCAAATTCATTTCCGATGATTCTTTATATATACAGTATAAAAATGAATTCCCTAATATAATTAATCTAAAAGATAAAGATTTAGATGATTTGAAAAATGATTTGAAAGATATAATTATTAAAACATCAAAATATTTTAATAATAATTTACTTGGTGAAATTTTAAAATTTTATAATAAAGTAGATAAAAAAAATAATTCAATAAAAGATTAATTACCATGGAAAGTCGGAGTATCTACTTTTTATCATTCTTTCATTACCATCGTAAACAAAACAACATAATCCATACCTATCTAATCCATCTGTGCATTTATTTCTATCCTTTGAACATTTTTCAGTAAATAGATAGTAAGGATAAGTATCTTTACTTTCATTTAATCCAGCAATAGGAGGCATGCCACAATAATTCTTTATTTTTTGAAAGAAATCAAAAGTAAAAATAATATATGGAAATTTAACTTTTCTTTCTACTAATTTTACCATAAAATAGATTAATTTAAGAAATACTGGATTTTTAGGAGGCGTTGCTATTATTCCTTGATATACAGTATTTTTAATAATTGATAATACTGAATATGTATAACTTTTATTAAATACTTCACCAATAGGTCTTATTAGTTCTGTCTTAATATCCAAGTATACTCCACCATATTTATACAAATAACAGTATCTAAACAAATCAGCTTTATGTGCACCTTTTAATTTTTTAAAGGTGACTAAAATATTTGGATTAAAGTATTTTTTCAAAAATTCTTCACATTCTTCATCGTCATAAATTATATGTTCATAGTCTGGTGCATATTTTTTAATATTTTTATAAATTTTATCGGGTATTTTTTCTTTTTTATAGTATGTTTGTATAATAATTTTTGGTATTTTAGAACCCGTTGTATCCGACTCCGTTGAAGCTTTTGTATCCGATTCCGTTGAAACCTTTGTATCCGGCTCCGTTGAAGTAAATTTCTCAAATATATTCTTTCTTGTTAAATAAAAGATTATGAAACTAAAAGAAATGAGTAAATAAATTAAAAAGTCCATTCTTCTAAATTTAGAATAAACATAATAGGATATAACTAAATATATGAAAATTCTCAAGTATAAACTATTATTACAATTATCAAAATTTTCAATAGTCTTTCTTTTACCTCTCTTACAACAGCCCATACAACACCAAAAAGGAAATTCAGTATTAAATTTATTCTTAATATGAGTCCTACATTTTTCTGATACATGCCATCTATTATTATTTCCTTGAATTCTAACTAATGAATCTTGTCCATCTATTAAAGTATCATTAATCTCTTTACTTCCAGATATTGGAATATTATATATAGTAATTTTTTTATGATGACAATACCCTGTTAACCAATGATCATCTACCAAAATACAACTCTCTTTAATCTCTTCATAAAATTTTAACATATCTTTGACATCAAATATATCTTTTGTAAAAATATATCCTAGATATCCCCAAATTATATTTTTTCCTAAATTTCTTTCTTCAAAACAACATATTTTATTTGGTTTATGACATAATAATAATTTACTAATCCAATGAGAACGTTTAATAACATCATCATCCGTTACGATAATTATATCATTCTTAGATATTTCAGAGTTTAATAGCGACCCGATAAATTTTGTAGCAGGACCATAATCTTTATCTAAATAATTAATCCTAACTCTTTCTTTATTCTTAATAAATGAAGGTATTTTAGAACAGTTATCAAATCTATTATATTTTCTTGGAATATTAAGATAGATCAAATCTGGTTTAACTGTTTGATTTAAAAGTGAATCCAATACAGGTTCTAATAAATTTATTCTAGAAGGTATGGTTGTTAGTGAAACAATTAATTTATTTTTATCCATTATAATTATTAAGAATTTATTTATTGACTTTAAATTAATTTATACTCAAATATCATGTAATAAAATACTTAAAGTAATTTTTCTCAGCGAAATAATCGTATTATTAAATTAATTGGTCATTTAAATACTAGTTGTCTGCAACCATATTTGTTAATTATCATATTTTAATATTAAAAAGTTTAATATTAGAATATATTTATATTTAAATGAAACCACCCGATGTGGGACTCGAACCCACGACCACCAGATTAAAAGTCTGGCGCTCTACCAACTGAGCTAACCGGGCAAACCAAATAGTTTTAAGTCTTTTTGCTAGACTACGATCCCTACAGGGGTCGAACCTGTGGCCTTACGATTAACAGTCGTACGCTCTAACCAACTGAGCTAAGGGACCAAATATTCGCAATGCGAATAATGCTATCTTCTGTAAACGTATTTTGAAACTAAAATGGTGTTTAAACATTGCTGCAAGAAGATAATAATATGTACAAATCTAATAATATATACAAATCTAATAATATATACAAATTTAATAATATAGACAAATCTAATAATATATGTACAAGATGCAAGGGATGGGATTCGAACCCACGAAGCTGACGCATTGGTGCTTAAGACCAACCCCTTTGACCACTCGGGAACCCTTGCAAATATGGATTACTCCATATATTTCCTCAACTATCTTTCAATAATTGGGAACTATTTTATTATTTTGCCCCATGGCGGGCTCGAACCGCCGACCTTTGCGTTATAAGCACAACGCTCTAACCAACTGAGCTAAAAGGGCAGGATATTCGCTTTGCGAATGATACTATATTCGCAAAGCGAATGATGCTATCTTCTGTAAAATTATTTTGAAATTAAAATAGTGTTTAAACATTGCTGTAAGAAGATACTAATTATAATGCAAGGGATGGGATTCGAACCCACGAAGCTGACGCATTGGTGCTTAAGACCAACCCCTTTGACCACTCGGGAACCCTTGCAGATATGGATTACTCCATATATTTCCTCAACTATCTTTCGATAATTGGGAGCTATATAGTTAATTTAATAATTAGTAAAGTATTATTGAAGATTGCTTTACAATATGTTTTATTATCAATTTTTATATTATCAATTTTTATAAGACTAATATTATATAATAGCTACTATTACATAGCTAATAGTATATATATTAAATGCTTAAACCGAAATTTCGAGAGTTTATTTTAAATATGAATATTTAATAATAGTATTTTGCTTTAGCTTTGGTTTCTTCTACTTTCTTAACTTCTTCTACTTTCTTAACTTCTTCTACTTTTACCTTGGATTTAGAATCATCGGTTGGTGACTCGGTTTCACTTGTAGGTGTAGGTGCTTGACCGGCTGTCTTTACCATAGCATGAATTTTATTAACTTTAGCAGAGTCTATAGTAACATCTGGTTTAACTATATGTGCGATAATGTTATCCATATTTACTTCTTCTCCACTGGCAAGTTTCAAATCTAAATCAGTATTTAATTTATTCTTATAGTTCAAGATAGCTTGCTTTTGTAACTCCTTAACCTCTTCGACAGTTGCTTGTTCTATATTAACTGGTTTTTTACCTAAATCTCCAGCATTAGTTCCATATGTTTTGGCTAATTCATTTAGTTTAGCTTGAGCTGCAATCATAGCGTCAAAAGCTTTTTTATTTCCTTTAAGTTGAGCGTCATCTACTTTATTAAGTTTTGACATTATCTCTTTGAGGTATTTAACAGCATCTGATTTTTCTTTATTACAATCTTCTACTACTGCTTCTTTTTTACTATCAACCTCTTTTGCCTTGGATGTTTGAACAAGTTTTTCACATACGTTGTCAACTGCCATTTGTATATTCATCATACCAATTTGAGCAGCCATATTTTCAACAGTAGTATCTTTAATATTGGCTTCAACCCATTTTTTAGATTTTACATTTGCCTTTGTAGTAGCATGAAGTTCAGTTAATTTTCTAAGTATAACACCTTGTGTTCCACCTTTTTGAACTACCTCTGGGACTTTAATCTTATCACCCCCTTTTCCGACTGCCCATTCACTTAATGATAGATTATTTAATTTGCTATCCATTAACTCTTTTAAATGAACAACAGCATCTGGATTTTCATTATTTGGTTTAACCTCAGTATTTTCTTTAATTAATCCAGGAAGTGTAACGGTTGTCATTTCTACATATTCTTTCATAATCTCCTTCTTTTGAGCAGATTCTAGACCTTTTTTATTTGCAATAAACGGGTTAATACTGGCAGTAGCTTTTGTAATTTCAGCTTTTAATAATGTTTTCATTTGATTATTATGTTTTTTAGTTGGATCAGAACTCCACCATGCACCACCCTCCTGGTCAGATTCAAAGTTTTTAAGTTCCATATATTTTTTTTTATATTTTAAATATTTTTCACGGTAAATAGGACTATTATTATCCATATATATTATCGTATATAAAAATTTTTAATATTTTTTAAAATAAATATATATATTTATTTTAAAATTAAATTAAAGCTCTCGATGGGACTCGAACCCACAACCTTAAGATTAGAAGTCTTACGCGCTATCCATTGCGCCACGAGAGCTGTTTTTTTCCTCTATGGGAACTTTATATAAATAAAACCTACTCTAAGGAATTGAACCTTATTAAATTAACCATTTTAATAGTAGATACACTTTTGGATTTTCCTCGTAAATCGGGAACAATATTAATGTTTTTAAGATTTTAAAAATAAAATTATATAATATATATAATTATTATTTGCCCTAGAAACTAATGTCTTAAAATATAAGATATTTTTTTTTTAAACCATTTTTAATTTAAATCATTTTGATTATCTACCGAAATCATCTTCATATCTTACAATATCATCTTCTCCTAAATAATCTCCAATTTGTGTTTCTATAATTTCTACATTTTCTTCGCCAATATTTTCTAATCTATGTAAAACACCTTTTGGTATATAAAGAGTTTGATTAACTGTTATATTAAAATGATCTTCGCCAACTTGAACCTTTGCATTTCCTTTTACAATTATCCAATGTTCAGACCTTTCTTTATGAGATTGTAATGATAGTCTACAATTTGGATAAACACATATTTTTTTTACTCGATGACCGGAATTATCAGTTCCTTCCAAGTTTAGATACCAACCCCAAGGTTTATGACATATTGGATTAACAATATGTTCACTTCTATTTTGAGATTTAAGTATTTTAACTATTTCGTGAACATCACATGTAGAATTTCGGTTAGCAACTAATAGAGAATCATGAGTATCCACAATTATCATATCTGATATACCCAATGCAGTAACTAACTTATTTTCTGCATAAATATAACTATTCTTGGTATTAAATGTAATAATATTTTCATTATCTTTTGATTGTAATAAATTATAATTTTTATCTTTTTGGTGATAATCAAATAAGGATTTAAAATCATCAATATCAGTCCAGTAATTATTATATTTAATTACAAAACCATCTTTATAATTCTCTAATACACTATAATCAATTGATAAAGAATCTACATTTGAAAATAGATTTTTATTTAATGAAATAATATTATCATTATGTTCTGAATTATTTATAACTAGTTTAACTTGATCTAAAATATGACTACAGTTCTTTTTAATCTCCGAATACATAATTTTATTTTTAAAAAACAATACACCCGAATTCCATAAATAATTTTTTGTTTCGCTATTTATATATTTTATTGCATCTTCATTATTTGGTTTTTCATTAAATTTAACTAATCTATTATTATCAATTTCAATATAACCGAATCTTGTTGCTGGATAATAAGGAGTAATACCAATTAGAGAAATACAATCTTTATTAGAATTAAATATTTTTTCTATACATTTAGAAAATTCATGATTATCCCAAATTTGATCACTTGGGATTATTAACATACTATCATTTTCATCTGATAATTCTAAAGAAATAGCTATTGCTGCCGTTGTACTTTTATTAATTGGTTCTGCAATAATATTATGTTCTATATCTGGAATTAATTCTTTCAATTCATCCTTTACCGCAAATTTATTACTATCATTACAAATTACTGTTACTTTAACTTCATTATTTTTAAATTTCATGTAATTTATAAAATCTAAAATTCTTGCAATGGTACTCTGAAATAAACTAGTGTTATCATTTAATAATTTCAAAAATTGTTTAGGCAATTTTTGACGCGAAAGAGGCCACAATTTTTCACCAGACCCGCCTGCTAAAACTACTATTTGAATCATTTAAAGAAGTTTATAAATAAAAAAATCTATAAACTTATTTTTATAAACCAAGTTTTATAGAAAACTATTCACTTTTTGAGTTTGTATGCGACCAACTAAATAGTTTGTTAATTTGCATCTACTTGTATATTTTTTATTAATCTGTTATAATTATTAGTCTATTTTCTAAAGAAGGATGCGTACATTACACTAATATATATTTTATATAAAGATATAAATAGTCATATATTAATGAACTATTTATATGACATCAGTAATTGGTTAGACACCAATACCTTTCAACTAAAAGAATTTTCAAATTTGAAAGAATTAGAAACCTTAAAAAATAAGAAAGGTCATACCGTATCTGTAGTTATACCAACTTTAGAAGAAGAAACAACTATCGAATACGTACTTAGATATTTAATTGACAAGTTAATATTAGAAAATAAAATTATTGATGAACTAGTTGTAATGGACGGTGGTTCAAAAGATGATACTGTTGCAAAGATTATAGCTCTCCAAAAAGAATTTCCTAATTATATTAAAATACATAACCAGGATGATGTGTTACCAGGGGTGTGTCAATATAAAGGAAAAGGAGAAGCTCTTTGGAAATCATTATATGTAACTAACGGAGATATAGTAATTTATTCTGACAGTGATATTAAAAATTTCGATGAAAGATTTATTGTTGGTATTTTAGGACCATTATTAGTAAGAGATAATATTAAATTTGTTAAAGGATATTATGAACGCCCTCTTATTCTATCTGAAAATATTAAATCAAATGAAGGTGGTCGAGTTACTGAATTAACTGCTAGACCATTACTTAATATCTTATATCCTCAATTAAGTGGATTTATTCAACCATTAGGAGGTGAATATGGTGGGTTTCGACAAGTATTGGAAAATATCGAGTATACTTCTGGTTATGGTGTAGAAGTACAAACTCTAATTGAAACACTAGAAACGTATGGATTAGAATCAATGGCTCAGACAAATCTTATTGAAAGAATGCATCGACATCAACCAATTAATGCCTTATCAAAAATGAGTTCAGCTATTATGCAAACAATTCTTAGAAGAAAATTAGATATTAATACACTTAATCCAGGACTATTAATCAAAAATATTAATAAAGAAAATTCAAAATTTGTTAAATCAAGAAGTGATACCCAAACACATTGTAATTGTTCTGGTGAAAATTTTTCTGACGATAACTTTAAATTTGCATTAATAAATGAACAAATTTTACCTAGAATGAATACAGTAAAATGTAATATATCTACTCAATTTGCAGTATAATAAAAATGTAATATACAAATATTGTTAATTTATAATCTAACAATATTTATATGTTTTGTAAATATCAGAATATCTTTGGGAAACCAAATACTGGTGCACATTCAATTAGAATTTTTGATATAGCAATTATAGATGTTATACTAACAATAGTATTTGCATATCTAATAAATTTATTTTATCCAAAATATGGATTTCAAAAAAAACTAATAACCTTATTTATTTTAGGGATTATTTTACATCGTTTATTTTGTGTTCGAACAACAATTGACAAGTTATTATTTAGTTAGAAAGTTTAATAAATTAATATATTTAGAACTGAAAATTAGTAATTAAACAAATATATACACTGGCTGTCCAACTAAAATGATTATCACCACAACCTAAATGATCAATTGAATCAAAGTATTCATAAAATCCTAAAGATTCTATATTTTTCATACAATTATTTTGAATAGCCAGTGCTAAATCCGAATGATTACTTTTTTTTAGTCCATTAATAATCATGTAGGTTAAATTAGCCCACATTGGACCTCTCCAATAGTTAATAGAATCAAAATTTGGGTCAAGACGAGATAAAGATGATATACAATAATTTTCTTCATTTAGTACCAAAAATTCTTCTTTTAGTACTTTAATAATTTCCTCTGTCTTATTAGAGTAACCAATTGCTGTTAATCCTGTTATACTTTTAATTGGAATCATTTTATTTACTTTCAAATCATAGTCATAATAAAATCCATCAAAATAAAGCTTATTATTTATACCATTTTGAGTTTTACTTATCCAGGATTCTATTAGTTCTATATCATTTTTTTTTAATATTTTAGCGATTTCTAATAATGCATAATTTGATTTTAGCAATAGTACATTAAATAAAACATCTTGTACTATAAATTCTGATTTATCAGCAATTTTAGTTTCATCATATTTACACTCTTTGAATAAATCTATTAATTGAATATATCTTTCATATGTTATATCGGTAGGTCTTTCTTCTGAATTAACTTTTTTATTATCAGTTCTAAATTTTGAATATTTAAATTCAGTTACTTTTATTCTTTCTAATGCATTATCCCAAATAGGACTATTATCCATTCCAGATTCCCATGGATGTCTGATGAAAACAAGTCCTTCATTATTTATGTCTCTTTCTTGATACAAATATTGGTGCCAAAGTAATAGTTTATCATAAATTTTATTTAGAAACATTTTACTTTCTATTTTGTCAACACCGGACTCATACATTTTTAAGCATGCATCTGCGTGTATTGGTGGTTGTACAATACCAGTTGTATTATTGTACTCGGTAAGATTTTTTGCATCATTCTTTAAATTCCATACATCTGGGCTTGGCCAGTAAGTGTTATCTGTTAAATCATGAAAAACAATAGATGGAACTAATCCATTTTTCCATTGATATTTAAATAAGGATAACATTTCTTTTTCAGCTCTATCTATTTTTTTTAAAGTACATAAACCATAAACAATCCATCCACTGTCCCAACTCCATTGGTGTGGATATAAATTATTAGATGGAATAGTATAGGTACATTCATTTGTATTTCTACTATTTTCATCTAATAAATTTATAGATTCTAGAAAAACATCTATTTTTCCCATTATCTATATATTATTAAAGATAATATAATATAATTTTTATGGATGTTAATTTTATGGATGTTAATTTTATGGATGTTAATTTTATGGATGTTAATTTTATGGATGTTAATTTTATGGATGTTAATTTTACTAAATACTTAAAACAATTTGCTGGTAAATGTGATAATACCCTAAATGAAGAAGCACCACCATGTAGAAGACAATATATTTCATTTACACCAACTAAATTAATAACACTTGACTACCACTTCCTGAAAAGGCATCGGTTTGAGAGGGGACATGGAAACTCATTTTAAATGTAGGTCAGCGTAATAGATACAGAATAAACTATTTATAAGAATAATCTTAAATATATTTAATGAAACATACAAATGCAAAAATTATTCATTTTGTTAGACATGGTAAAACTTTATATAACCAAAATAAACAAATCCAAGGTTCAATTGATATTCCCTTATCTGATATAGGAATTGCACAGGCACAAGAGTTTAATAGTGTAGATTTTTTACCAACATATGATATAGCATACCATAGTTCATTAGTTAGAGCAAAAAAGACATTGGAACTTTTACTTGAAAAGGTTGAGAACAAACCAAAAGTATTAATGTCTGATCTAATCAAAGAAAGAGCATATGGTGTATTCGAAGGTCTAAAAGATCATGAAATTAAAGAGAAATATCCAGATATTTTTACAAAATGGAAATTAGATGAGAATACACCAATCCCAGATGCTGAAACAATTGATAGTGTAATAGATAAAATGTTAGAATTTATTACATTGATAGAAAAATCAGAATATACGAATGTGTTAGCGGTAACGCATTCGGGTGTTCTTTTTGCTTTATACAAATATATAACACAAACTAAATTAGGTGAAAGACCAAAAGATATTTATTTTGCAAATTGTTGTTCAGTATATTTAACTATTAAATACGAAAATGGAATAAGAAAATTAGAATTCAAATTTGGAGATAAAATTTATTAATATATTTATTAAATTTATTAATTGAGCTGATATTTATTTAATAAATAAGTATAATCTTCGGGTAAATTTACACCAATTTCATAATCATCAACGCAGCTAGATACTATCCGATTACCTTGTTCTAATAATTTTAACCATTCAATATCCTCTTCTAGTTGTAATGGAGTATTTGGTTTGTTATAATAATTATTTTTTAAGTATTCAAAATCAAATACAAATAAACCAATATGAGCATAATAATTACATCGTTTTAAATTAGGACCTTGTGATTTATTTGCAGGTATACAATTTCTACTACAATACATAATTTCATCATTGTAGTTTAAAACTAATTTTCCAATTGAAGTATTATTTAATTCTTCTTCTTTCTCAATTCTATAATGCAACGTTGAACATTTTATATTAGAATTAGAGATTAATTTTATTTTAGATTCATTCATTTTACGTATGGCAGTATCAATATGTTTTGGATTAATATAAGGTTCATCGCCTTGAACATTAACAATATATTTTACATTTTGAAACAGTTCAGGGTGTTTGTTAATAGCAATACAAATTCTTTCAGTTCCATTTAAACATTCATCTGTAATCATTAAACAATTACCTCCAATTTCTTCTACTGATTCTTTAACTCTAATATCATCGGTTAAAACATATGCTTTATCGATTAATTCTGATTGTACTGTTTGTTGGTATACTTTCTGAATCATAGTTTCAGTACCGAATTTTAGTAAAGGTTTCCCTGGCAATCTTGAAGATTGATATCTAGCTGGAATTAATCC